AAAAGTTAGCAAAAATAGAGCTAAAGAAAAATTATAAACCTTTTGACAAGTTTACTTTTGATGAAACTTCCTATAACCAGGGGTATTGGAGAGGGCTTAAAGAAGGTCTAAAACTAGCAGAAAGACATATAAAGAAACAAAGGAGGAAAAAGCATGAATTATAGGACATACCAACAAATACTAACAAGGTTCTTTGAGTATCACGACATCCTGTTTGGCCAAGTCAAATTCACTCCAACTGGGAAAAAGCCTTCTTCCAGAAAAAGAGGACATTTTACAAAGCTATTATTAAGGCGAAGGAGAAGAAATGAAATTGCAAAAGAAACAAGGAGGAAGCAGAGATGATTGATTTCTTTGGCTTTTTAATAATGTTTTGGTTATGTGGGTGGATTATTTGTAAATGGATAAATGATTAAACAGGGGCCAATCATGTACAAAACAAAATACTCCAAAAAGAAGCTACCAAAAGTGGGATTTACCCGTCATGGGCATAGGTCTCATATTAAAGGATTTGGACGCTTTATAGCAAATAAGGTATTTAGAAAAAAATTTGAAATTGTCTCAGATAAGCAGTGCAAAAGGCTGGAACGAGAATTGGTGATTAAATAAACAAGGAGAGAAAACATGAAACTAATACTACATAATCTATATATAGATATAATCATCCTGTTAGCCACCCTATGGATAGCCTCAAGTTTCATATTCCTCCACATCTGGCAAGAGATAGATACCCCACCCCAAGACCCCCAAATAGCACCCACCGAACAACCAGCAAACTGGGTCTCCACTAAAAGGATTGTCAGGAATACCTATAAAACAACCTCCATCTCTCTTGAACCTAATCTCCCCCCTGCAAAGGCAATACAAGTAGCACAGTATTTTGTTAACCAGAGATGTAAAAAAGCTAAAATAAAGAAGATAACTATCTTGTATACAAAGAAAACAAACATCTGGGTAATATGGAGGAAAGGAAAATGAGGGCAAGTCTAATGGGGCAAAAAATCAAAATCCAATTCCCATTCAACCCCAAATCCCTGCAGACAATAGATACCTTGCAAAAGGTGAAAACTCTACTGGGACGCAGATATCACAGAGAGGGGAGGTTTTGGTCATGTCCTCTCACTGTAAAATCAGCCCAGCAACTCAAAAAATGGGGATTTCAGCTAGACTCTAAACTGGAACACTTCCTCCAATCCAAACTCCACCCAACCCCCCCTAGGCCAATCCCTACCATCCCAGGCCTCAGGGGGGAGCTATATCCATTCCAAAACATTGGTGTCTCTTTTATAGAAAGTAGGCAGGGAAGAGCACTAATAGGGGATTCCATGGGATTGGGGAAAACTATCCAAGCCTTAGCATGGCTACAGCTCCACCCTGAAAAAAGGCCGGCCGTAATTGTCTGCCCAGCATCACTAAAACTGAACTGGGAAGAAGAAATACAGAGATGGATGGAAAGAAGGCCAGAAAACGCCCCCCAAGTGCTGTCTGGAACAAAGCCCAGTGGAGTGTTTATCCATGGAAAAATCCTCATCATTAACTATGACATCCTGCATGCATGGACAGAGAAAATACAAAAGTTACAACCACAAGTGATAATACTAGACGAGGCTCATTTTACAAAGAACAGAAAAGCAAAGAGGACTAAAACAGTCAATATTATAGCTAAAAACATCCCCCACATTATTGGACTAACTGGCACCCCTATTACAAGTAGGCCAGTGGAGTTTTTCAATGCACTCCACCTTATAGACCCCACCCTATTCCCTGATTTCTGGTCATATGCACACCGCTACTGTGATGCCCACCATAATGGATATGGGTGGAACTTCAAAGGTGCATCCAATACTGAAGAGCTCCACCAGCTACTCACCCGAACAATCATGCTCAGGCGGAGAAAAGAGGAAGTATTGCAGGAACTCCCCAGCAAGATCCGCTCCATCATACCCATAGAACTAACCAACAAGGAGGAATATAAATTAGCTGAAAGGGATTTCATTACATGGATACAATCTGTAGGGAAAGCAAAGATGGGGGTAAAAATCCAAGCTCTAGCTAAAATAGAATACCTAAAGCAGATAGCACTGAAAGGTAAAATCAGTCAATGTATACAGTGGATAAGAGATTTCTTAGAAGTGGAAGATAAGCTGATTATCTTTGCCATCCACAAAAATACAATCAACGCCCTCATGCAGGAGTTTAAAGGGACAGCAGTCAAAGTGGATGGGTCAGTGACAAAAGAGAAAAGGCAAGAAGCAGTGCAATCTTTTCAAAACAACCCCAACTGTAAACTTTTCATTGGCAATATAAAAGCCGCAGGGGTAGGACTAACCCTAACTGCATCATCAAATGTGGTGTTCCTTGAACTGCCATGGACGCCTGGTGAGCTGGAACAGGCAGAAGACAGGGCACACAGGATTGGACAGAAAAAGGTAGTCAACATCTACTACTTACTAGCTAGAGGAACGATAGAAGAGAAAATTGCAAAATTGCTAGACATAAAGAAAAAAGTTTTGGGGAAAGTGCTGGATGGGCAAGAGGTAGGAGAGGAGACATTGTTAACTACCCTCTTAGCCTCTTATGAAAAAAAGGAAAGGGGGTAACAGAAGAAGAGTAATGTACACTGTGTATATCCTTCATTTTGATAAACCATACAAAGGCATCAGGCACTACACTGGTTATACTATTGATTTGGAAAAGAGGTTGCAGAAACATAGAAATGGCACCGGTAGTCTCTGGGTTGATTTTATGCTACGTAACGGTTCAGATTTCACTGTGGTAAGAACCTGGACAGTGGCGACTCGCCAAGAAGCCCGAGAAAAGGAACTAAAAATCAAAAGAGCTGGAGCTGGAAGGTATTGTCCATTATGTAGAAGAGTCAAAAGAAAGGAGGTGAAAGAGAATGAGAAAAACAGAAGAGCATCATTTGTTAGCAAGAATTGATAAACTCAAGAAAAGAGTGGAACAGTTAGAAGCCTTTATCAATACTTGGAAAGATGTCCTGTTAGTAAACATGACAGAAGAAGAATTTGAAGAACAGTTAAAGGAGATAGAGGAGGAGTAAAAACAAAAAAAGGAGGTAAAGCAAAATGGAAAAAACTCTTGAACAAATCAAGAAACATTTGGCAAATTTGCCAGATAGGTGTCAATTGGTAGAAGAATATGCTGAAGAACTTCTTAATGATGATGAAATCAAAAAGGCTGAAAGTTGCTTAGTAGATGTCTATAATGGGGATTTGGGGGTTATTTGTTTGGTTTTGTCTTCTAATTGTGCCCCTTTTCTCTTTCTATTTGAAGACCAGCCTGAAATGATAGATGACATACCTAAATTACTTAACTTGCTATCATTTGCGATATTTTCTGTTGATTTTGAAGACCTAGATGATGAAGAAAAAGAAGAAGTGAAAGAGGAAGCCAAACAAATTCTTGATAAGTCATTATCTATTTTAGAAGGAGGTGGAAAATGATAGAAAGTTACCAAAACATGTTAAGGAAATTGGCATGGAGTTTCTCCCACACAACTGGGCAACCTTTTGAAGACCTATTATCAGTGGGGTATCTAGCTTACCTCACTGCAAAAGAGAAGTACCAAGGGGAGAATGGAGCCCAGTTCAGTACATACCTGTACGCAGTGGTAAAAAATGCATTGATTGATTTTTGTAGAGCTGAACAGGATGAGTTAATCAGTAGCCTTGAACAATTTAACCCAGCCCTACTAGTCTCTCCACTACCCACTCCAGAAGAGAGGCTGTTGTTCACTACCACCATAAACCAGCTAAGCACGGAAGCAAAAATGGTATGCAAAATGATATTCTCCTCCCCACATGAGTACGCAGTGGCAATAGAGGCCCCCAAAAAAGCCAAGACAAAGCTCAAAAAACAACTAAGACGACTGGGATGGACATATGCAAAAATACAAAAAACCATGGCCGAGATAACCGCTGTGGTAAGGGAGGACGGGGTATGGAGCGGATAAGAAAAAACAGAAAAGAGAGAAAATATACACTAGGGGGGTTTGTCCCTGACCCACCCCCAAACTGCAAATCCCCCTCTATAATTGAAATGCCAGACGGGTCTAAATGGGTTGATGCAGTCCTATGTGCTACCTTCTGTCACCCAAATTATTGTCAAGTAGCCAAAACACATTTTAAAAAACTAAAAGCACAAAGGAGGAAAGGTGTCAGCACTTGAACAACTGCTACAAGACTTCCATGTCCCTTTCCAAACCACTGGCCACAAACACTGCAGGCCGGGATGGGCAAACATGCCCTGCCCTTTTTGCACGGGCAACCCTGGCCTACATCTAGGGGTACATCTAAGTACCAACACATGGACATGCTGGCGGTGTGGGCCTAAACCCCGTTGGGTTGCCCTAGCAAAGGTACTTGGAGTAGAGGTACAAGAGGCAAAAAAGCTCTTCAAACAGTACCAAAAACAGTATGGATATGGATCCCCATCCCCCCAAAGTACAAACAGACTAATCAAGATTAGGCCCACCAAACTGCCCTCTGACTGTGGGCGACTAATGCACCACCATAAACAATACCTAATACGACGGGGGTTTGACCCTGAGGAGATAGAGAGGGAGTGGGGGGTGAAAGGGGCCGGGCCTACTGCCATGCTAGGTAAGGTAGAATACAAAAACCGTATAATCATCCCCATATATTGGGATGGTAAACTGGTGTCTTTTCAAGGTAGGGCAATCAGAGAGGGGGTAGAGCCAAAATACAAAGCTTGCCCAAAGACCCGTGAAACCATCCCCCACCAGACCGTTCTCTATGGAAAGCAGGAAGCATGGAGCAGTGAGATAGGGATATGTGTAGAGGGGGTAACTGATGTGTGGAAGTTGGGAAAAGAGGCCTTTGCTGTGTTTGGGATATCCTATACTAAAAAACAAATCAGGTGGATTGCCAAGTTTTTCAAACGGGTTTTCATTGTTTTTGATGATGACCCACAGGCACAGCAACAAGCACAAAAGCTGGCAGGAGAGCTGGCTTTTAGGGGGGTAGAAGTAGAAAATGTAGAAATAGAAGGAGACCCAGGCGGGATGAAGGAAGAGGAAGCAAGGTACTTGGTAAAAACTTTATTAAGGAAATGGTGAAAAGTGAGTATAATAATATAGAGGAGGAGTAAATAATGGGTAGAAAAAGACTAATGGAAATCAGTAGAATGGTAACTTTCTTACTGGATGATAAAACCTACAAACAGGTTTCCACCTATTCAAAAAGACATAAAAAAGGTTTTTCTGCCACTCTACGCTTCCTGTTACAGAGGGGGTTAGAAGCAGAGAAAAATAAGAGAATGGGGAAATAAGGGGGGCAAAATGAAAAGAGAAATTAGACTAGCAGTAAGGGGGCTTTATGATTTACAAAAAATAAGAATACAAATAGGAAACAGACTACACAATCACTATCTAAACAAACTTGGTGTTAAGCCTAGTGAAGAAAAAGATAAAACAATAGGATGGCTAACAGAACGCCTGAAAGAGGAACACAAAAGGATTGTTGATGGGATGTTACATGAAAAAAACTTAATTAAAAACTTGAGTAGAATTTTAGGCACAGAAAAAGGGCTTATCTCAACTGAAACAGAATTTGCTCTCTCCTCAGCATACCTGCACCTGTGTGAAGATGAAGAAAGACAAATCAAATTTCTCAAAAAACTCCTTGAAGACATCCCCATCTACAACAGTTTCCTAAAAGAAGTCAAAGGGATTGGACCCCAGATGGCAGGGGTAATAATCTCTGAGTTTGACATCACTAAAGCAAAATACGTAAGTAGTCTCTGGAAATATGCTGGGCTGGATGTTGTAGTAACTGCTGATGGTGAAGTGATGGGGAGGAGAATGAGCAAGAAATGTTGTAAAGTAATTGAATACATTGCTAAAAATGGGGAAAAGAAAGAAAGGTTATCACTAACTTACAACCCATTCCTGAAAAGCAAACTACTAGGCGTCCTTGCTAAATCATTCATCAAACTGAAAAGCCCTTACCGCAAATTTTATGATGATTATAAACATAGACTACAAAACCACCCAAAGCACAAAAACAAAAGTAAAGGGCATATAGACAATATGGCAAAGCGGTATATGATAAAAATGTTCCTAATTGACCTGTATGTGAAGTGGAGGGAATTATCAGGTTTGCCTGTGTATCCTAGCTATGCTGAAGGAAAGCTTGAAATTAAACATAAAGTAGGTTAAAAATGGATAAGCTAGCTCACCTAAGAAAACCAGAATCTGATAGCGAACCATTCAGCCAGAGAAACCCAAAATTACCCAGTGAGCCACTTGGCCTAAGAAAACCAGGATTCGGTAGCGAGCCATTACATTTGAGGAAGCCATCGCAATCTAGAAAACCAAATCCTTTTAGCGAGCCAAAGAAATTTAGGCAACCAAAGCCCATAAGCGAACCAGTGAAGGAGAGTGAGCCAGTAAACAAAAGAAAACCAAATAGCGGTAGCGAACCATTAAGACTAAGAGAACCAAAGGTTCTAAGTGAGCCAAGGTCATACAGAAGACCATTAAGGGGGAGCGGGCCACGCGTATTTAGAAAACCAGTAAGGGCAAGCGAACCGTTGAGAGGAGGGGAAAACCATTAGGAAGTTAGCGAGCCATGTAAGTCAAGAAAACCTAAATGAAAAAGCGAGCCAAAATGGATAAACCATGATTTCTCAGAAAACCAATGACTTGGAATGGACTAAACCCCTGCAAAAAGGAAGTGTAAAAATGGATAAAAAGAAACAACATCCCTTGACAAACCAGCCTAAAATTGGTAGAAAGGACTAGTATGGTGAAAGGCATCTGTAATTTGCAAATTAAGCCCACACAGGCAAGTAAGACACCTTGGCCTTTCACCATGTCAAAAAAGTCTTGTCTTGTCTGTGTGGGGTTTTTATTTCCCAAGGGGTAAGACATGAGAAGTGAACTGAAAAACAAGATAAAAGACAACTATACAATCATCCCTAATGAACTCATAACTGACCCCTCTCTCAACCCAACAGCGAAATGTCTATATGCACTGTTAGCAAGTAAACCTGATGAATGGAGGTTCTATAACAATGCACTCGCCAATGAAATGGGGTGTACCACTGATACCTTGCGAAAACACCTAAAAATACTTGAAGACAGTGGATGGATAGAAATAATAAAACAATCAGAATTACCAAGAGAAAAAGGTAGATTCCCACCGAACAAATACATACTAAAACACATAAAATCAACCGTATCGGAAAAATTCGGTATCGGAAAAAACACGCATCGGAAAAACCATGATACTTATAAAGAAGTACCTAAAGTAAGAAGTAATAATAGTAAGAAGGAAAGTATATTATTGTCTGAAAGTGAAAAAACTGGGTTTAGTTCCCCCAATACAGAACAAGTTAGGGGTTCCTCCAATTTTAATAAAGAAGGGCTTCCCCCAGTGAAAGAAAGAACAAAATCTTTCCTTCCATTTGCTGATCAACTTGCCTCCATCATCAGAACAAAAAAGAGAGTTAAAATCCCCCCCACCCGCCTCCACAGTTGGGCAACAGAGTTTCGTAAACTAGTAGAGGTAGAAGGGGTAGATAGAGAGCGTGTCCAAAGGGTTTTAGATTGGTATGGAGGGAGTATCGGTGGGCAGTATGTCCCAGTTGTAGAGAGTGGAGCCAGCTTCCGCCATAAGTTTCTCCGTCTAGAGGTAGCAATGGAAAGGGAACAAGGTCAAGGGGGGCATAGAGAAGAAAACAAACCCTCCACCACTGCTAGCCTAAGTGAAATCTTAGACAGGCTGGGTAAACCCAAAACATACTCCCGTAGAGCCTTCCCCAAAGAGTGTCTTGCCCCAGCACGGGAGATACTGGGTAACGGGGTAAGGAGGGTAGAGGTGGCTGAGCAGTTGGTGAGGATGATTGAGGAGATTGGTGAGAGGCAAAAGGGGATAGAGGAAAAAGTATATGAGCTTCTGCCCAGTCCTTTTAGCTTGGTGTGCCAGTATGTGAGGTGGTTAGGGGGGCAGGAGTGGGTGGAACATCCTACTTTGCAGATGTTTTCCATTCACCATACACTGTTTCAACATTTTTGTAAGCGACAAGCAAAAAACAATTTGGACCTTCACCCAGTCACAGGGGAGAAGGTGAGGAGGTAGAGGTATGACTTGTGAGGAAGTGACTAAAAGGCTGGGGGCAGGTGAGGACCCGCTTGACTTGAGTATTGAGAAGTGGAGGGGGGT